GCACTTATGTGACCGTCACTAACACCATACCTAAATACATCCTTCGCAGCCGCAAATGCACTGCTTGTGATCACCGATGGTACACCTACCAGACGCATGAGCAAGTAGTTTCAAAGTACGACATCATCACAGTCAACAAAAAACCACAACTGAAACATGATCCTTTCTGACACCGAGATCCATGGCCTGATCGAACAGGGCATGGTGCAGCATCATCAGCCTGAGCTGATCAACCCCGCCAGCCTTGACCTAAGGCTTGGTGATCTGATCATGCTGGAATCGGTGGAATCCCACCAAATGATTCCGCTGTCGATCAAGGATTACACCGCTGAGCACCCGTATCAGTTAGTGCCAGGGCAGTTCATCTTGGCGCAGACGATGGAAGTGTTCCACATGCCTGAGGACATAGCAGGCCTGTTTTTCCTTAAGTCAAGCCGTGCCCGTGAAGGTTACGAAAACCTACACGCTGGCTACGCTGATCCCGGTTGGCATGGCAGCGCGCTAACGCTCGAGCTTAAGAATGCCCGCCAACTGCAATCGTTGCCAATCTATCCAGGGCTCAAGATTGGCCAGATGGTGTTCTTCCGCATGAGCAAGCGGCCAGCGCTGAGCTACGCGCAGGTGGGGCATTACAACAACGACAAGCTTGTGTCAGCCTCCAAGCAGTTCCTCGGCCGCGGCCAGATGCCATGGCTCGACGCTGCATGAGCGCATAGCCTCGCGTGCCAGCCAGTTGATTTGTGATCGCTGGCTGGCCTCCTGCTCTGCCAGCAATAAGGCATATTCCAGCAAAGCGTTCCAGTCCTGCTGCTGATGTAGCTCACGCAACATGCTTGCATTGGCAGCACCGTGAAATTGTGCTTCTATCGTATGAACCAATGGATTCATCATGTCTGACAGTATCAAGGACTATCTCAACAGTATCGCCAAATATCCATTGTTGACGCCCGAGCAGGAGATACAACTTGGCAGGCGGGTCGCAAGGCTTAAAGAACTGCAACAACTGGAAAGACAATTAACAAAAGATGAACAGCGCGAGATGCGCAGCGGTGAACGCGCCCGACAGCGGTTCATTCAGTCCAATCTGCAGCTTGTGGTGCATATTGCCCGCAAGTACGACAAACGCCAGAACAGGACCCTTGAGTTCATGGACCTGATCCAAGAGGGCAATATCGGCCTATCCCGCGCCGTGGATCTGTTTGATCCGACTCGGGGTTATAAGTTTTCGACCTACGCCTACTGGTGGATCCGGCAAGGCATCACCCGCGCATTGATCACTTATGACGCCGTGATCAGGCTGCCGATCGGCGTGCATGAGATGCTGTACAAGATCAACCGCACCATTCAAGACCTCGGTCATGAGCTAGGCCAAGCGCCAAGTACCAGTCAGGTGGCAGCGCATCTGGACATGGACCCTAAAGAACTATCGATACTGTTGCGGCAAACTTATCGTGTAACCAGTCTTGACCAGTACATTACAGATTCTGAAAGCCATACCATTGCAGAAACAATTGCAGATCCTGCATCCAATCAAGAAGATGTTGCAATCCGTCAAGATATACAAAATATGATGGAATGCTTTGCAAAATATCTTGATGAGACAACGCAAACAGTCCTTAAGGCACGCATGATCTGCCAACCAATTACTTGGTCAGAGTTGGAGCGCACAACTGGCATTAGCAACGCACGATTGCACACCATTGAGCAACGTGGCATTGCTCGCCTCCGTATGCTGATGAGCAATCCGTTAACAGGTACGCCCCTTGGAACCAACGATTAAAAGGCACGGCGATGTATGGCGCGTATGCCTAAATGGCATGTGCAAAGATCATGCACAAGACTGGCAGGCAGTCATCTTCTATCATCAGATGTTGAATCAATCAACCAGTCCTGAATCTTTAGCACGCGATCAACAGTCCATGACTCCTGACGGTTAAACCACTCCCGCCATTCTTCACTGCCCTTCCTGCGGTTGCAATTGCGACACGCTGGGACAAGATTGTTAGCAACTGTGGCGCCACCTTTGTGGCGTGGTTTGACGTGATCTAACGTATCAGCCGGCGCACTGCAGTACGCACATTCACGGCCCCATGCCTCAAAGATTTGCTGTCTAAATTGATGCTTTGCGCTGCGTTTTGATACGAGGTTAGAGCCATCAATCGAGTGATCCACGCAGTTCGGGAATGGGTAGCACCTGAACCGATAAGCCCAGGATGTGATCATTAGACGGCGCTAACTCAGTGAGTCGCGCAATGAAGTCATCTGATACCGCTTCCGGATCGTCGCTGTCGCTTTCCACCACGATGGTGTACTCAATCTCAAGGACGTACTGCCTCATACCGTTGGCCTGCAGGTGATGTCAACGCCGCCGCGCTCCCGTGGCCGCAGCGTTAGCCATATCCCACCAAGTGACTTAGGCATCACGATACGCTCAATTGCCCAGCCACCTGTAGCACCAAACTCCTGCTTGTAGGTGCCGGTCTGCAAATGCCAGCGCTGCTCAACCCATGCCTTACCATTTTCCGCGATGCGGTAGCACGGGTGCGCGACCATGCTGCGCTCATGGTTATGGCCGTTAACCATGATGTCCGCATCAGGCGCAATCTGCGCATACCGGCCGCCTCCCATGGTGCCTTTGGTGACGATGCCACCCCATGCGCCGTGGTGGAAGAACAAAGTGCAACGGCGTGTCCGGCCAGCTGGTTGCCGAAACGCAAATCGCACAAAGCCTTGATAACCCATATGCTCGGTGACGGCGCCATCGTTGCGCATGAGCCTGACCACGTTCTCTAGCGGGTCGATCTCTTGGTTGTTGAGTACGGCGGTCTCGTGGTTGCCGTCGCCCATCATCAGGATCATGTCGCCATAAGGCTTGAGCAGGTCTGCCGATTCGCGGAACACTAGATCAAAGTAGTTGCCGCCGAGATGTTCTGGCCTGATGTCACCCTTACTGCCGCGTCTGTCCTTTTTGCCTTGCATCAGGCAAAGCACATCACCAAACATCAACGCATGACCACCGATAGCCTTGCACTCCTCAAGGTGCTGCAGCAGCAGCTTGCGGTTACATTTTGGGTTGTCTAGGTGGATGTCCGATAGCAGAAGAAAGGTTGCCTCTTCCTTGGTGCTGCTGTACGGTATCCTTATTTCCAACAACTCTGGCGATACTCGCGTGGACGTTATCGCCATGCCGTTGGTAGCGGCTTACACGGCAGTCTAATAGTCCCAGCGCACGCGTGGTCTGCCTTTACGGATGCCGAGATGCACAAACCCCTTCGGCGCTCCGTAGCCGACGCTGTACGGCCATTCACGATCAACCCATGCCTGCACCTTGTTGATGTCAGCGCCATCAACGTAAAAGTCCACAGCTCCCACATTGGGAGCGTCGTAGAGATGCTCACTGCCTGATGCGCCACCGACAGCGCGGTTGATTGCAGCCGGCCTGTAGCCGCTGGTAATCGTGATGCGCTTGCTGCCAAATGCCGTGCGCACGCGCTCCAAGAATGCCGCCAGCTCGGCTGCAGTGTCGATCTGATGCTGCGCAATAAACCGCCGTGCCGGATCGCCTAATGCAAACTCGCCAACGGTGAAATGCGCCGACAGCTTTGTGCTGAACGGATCGCTGGGTTTGACCTTGTACGGCAACGCTTGCGCAGCTTCGCCCCACAGCCGCCCCTCGGCCTGCCGACGCCGCAGCAGTCCAGCTTCAACACTGGTACCGGGATTGCGGTACAGCAGCATTGCCTCGGGGACTGCATCCCAATCCTTTTCCTTCAACCGTTTGCTGATGGTCTCAAAGTCAGTGGTGCCGTAAAAGCCGCTGCCGAGGTTATAGGCAAAGCTGATCAGGGCGCACTGCTTGTCGCCATTCATGGCGTTCCAGTACGGCACCGTGGCGCGCAGTTTGTCGGCAGTGCGTTCGATCTCAAGGTCCAGCAGTTTGCTAGCCTCGATCACAGTAATTTTGTCACCGCGCTGCACCTTGCGGCCGTCGCTGTAGCGAGTGGTGCCATAGCCGATAGTCCAAGGATCGCCACCACTGAGCGGATCAGGGTAAGCCGACAAGTGACACCCCTCAAATTCCTTGATCAGCTTTGCTGCCGCTTCATAGCTATGCAGCTTACCGTCTTGGCTCCATGTCTGAAACCAAGGCTGATCCCTATTAAACAAATCCGGTGCAACCTTTAATAGCTCGGCTTCTAATTCAAAGATCGCCGCCTGCTGATGCGGCAGTCCTTTCCAGTAGCGAAACAGATCGCTTGGCTTGATTGGTGATTTACTCACAGATCAGCGGCGCTTGGGGAACATCAGCTTTAGTGCCTGCAGCAGCAGTTGCACCCAGCTGTTTGACTTGAGCGGTGTCAGCGCAATGATCTCGCTGCCAGCAGCAAGAACGATGGCGATGACGGCGACAGTTTGCGCGTCCATGACTAACGGTGTGGGCGTGCCTCTAGCGTAGCCACCCGCTGCTCGACATTATTGAGTCGCTTGAAGGTTTCCTGACGATCAGATCGGATGTCGGTATGGAGCACCTCCAGTTGAGTGGCGATGTGCTCCACTGCTGCGGTGAGGCGGATTACGGCCTCGCGGGCTTCGTCGCTGCGGCGGCTAAAGCCCATCGCGCCCATCGCAGCCACGCTGATGGATGCCCCAGCAATAGCAGCGATGACCTCGATCATGGACTCATGCTAGCCGCTATGCGATTCTGGTCAGGACAAGCACGCTGCCGACCTGCAGGGTTATGGTCCCTGACCCGCTTTCAGATGCAAATTGCAGCTGGAAGTTGCCTGCAGTTGAGCCGTTGACAATTATTCCG